AGCAGGACCAGCGAGAAACACTAACACTAATCAAATTCTAACCCAGCAAAAATAAGCCCCACTCTATGTTCTGAGTGGGGCTTATTCTTATGCTGCCTTCTTTCTAGGAGTCAACTTGCAAGATAAAATCAAACGCTGCCATGTCGTCAGCACCTTCTATTTTTAATACCCCAAGATTCCAATCCATATACTTGAACATCAGACCTACCTTAGTTGGAATCATCTTACCAGCATATGCACCAAATAGAATTCGATCACCGATTTTATAGGCGGCTTTTGCTCTAGCTTCGACGCCCATAGAAACAACAACACCTGTTGTGGGAAGATTCTTAGAGTCGTCAGGTAAAATAAGTGTAGCGCCGATACCATGACAAGTTGGACACTCCTCTAACACAGATTCGCGTCCAACTTTTATTTCAATCTTTTTCTTTCCTTTACAGGTCTTACATTCATAACCGCTTTTGAACACGTCAATAGACACAAGTATCTGATCTCCAAGTGCCTCGAATGTATAAGGATATCCAGGAAAAGATACTTTGTTAGAATTGTCAAGTACGATTTCTTGAGCAGATACGGCTGCTTTCTCTGCTTCAATACGTTCCATCACTTCCACTGCCGCTTGTGCTAGACTCTGTTGTGCCATTTATGGTCCTACCTTTCTCGCTTGTTTTCCTGTTGGAGTTGGTTGATAGTATGAGATTTTGTTAATCACAGTCGTTGAGCAGTAACCGATCATCTCTAGAACAGAGAGAATGCGATCAAGTGTTTCAGAAGTCATGTGCCTGTGCAGTGCGCGGAGAATTTCTTTTTTCGAGACTCTGCCGTATTTTTCAATAAAATCCTGCACTCTTGCGGTGATTGAAGCGTCCATTCCTTCGCCAGCGCCACGAAAGAGCTTGGAGAGACTAGCGATGATTTTGTTAATCTCTGCAATAGCATTCAACATGTCAAACTCAGAAATTACAAGAGTATTACCGTTCGAGACACTGAAAACCATAGCGAGTTTTAGTACATGCGCTTTGACTCTCGCTCTGAAGTTCGCTATTGCTTCAGAATCATCTGCTGAAGAAGCAGCACGATTTGCTACGAGAAAATTTTCAAAACGAAGCCGTGCGCCTGTTGTAATCTTAAACTCACCTCGAAGTGCAGAGATGTCTCTGAGATCAAGAATCAGATTATCGTAAAGAGCTTTAGATTTAACATTCTTCTTAAGCGGCTCTGGAAACGGCAAGTCTTTAGATGGATTCTCAGCATAGATAAATAAACATCTTGAGGAGAATCCACCCGTAATGACCATATGAGCTTCTCTGTTAACATTACGCAGAAAGTCAGGAACACTCGCAGCCAACAAAGAGCAGCACATATCATCAATGAAAACATTGCCTTTGTTCTTGGTTTGATAATCATACGTTTTTTTACTCCATGCTTCTTCAAGAAATTCTAACATCCACTCAGAAGCACCGAGCAAAACACGAAGCTCGGTGCTGACGAGAATGCAACTATGTTCAGGTTTTCCAAGCACGAGCTGCATATTCTTGAGCTGCGGCGCTGTGCTCCAGCCATCTGCGATACGTTCGATGATTCGTTCTGCTGTGATGCGATCAGAGAGTGTATTGATGATTTGATTTGGTTTTGAGTCCATGATCAACTCTTCCAGAATGTTCATCGAAGCTCCTTTGCCAACACCAGGAGGTCCGACAAGTACTATGAACATATTCGGATAGAGAGTGTATGTACCAATCTGAAAATACACATTGTTTTTGAGCGCCGCGCCAATAAGAGAGAGCGCCGACCAGATGATAAACGTGTCAGGAATGTCAGTATGAGGACTGACGCAGTCAATAAAACTTTCATGGAACGGCTTCTTTAGGACTCTGCTCATGCTAGAAGCTCTTTCTTATGCTATGCTTACAGGTTTGGCTTTACCGTTCCCAAGAGTAACTTCTTCTGAGAGAATCAAAAATTCTCCGGCATCACTCTTAACAGCTAATCCATATCTAAACAGCGCGTCAAGCAAAATCAATTTCACAATACCTTTTCCGCTTCCTACAGGACCAGTTATCTCAATTTTAATCGGATATTCCATTACGCTACCACCATCACTCTCTGCGGCTCCGCCGCTAGTTTGTCCTTGAGTTTTTCAATCGCCACCTTAACTCCAGCGCGGGTAAAATCCTTGATCTTTACGGTTGTTTGAAAGTCACAGCCCACTTCTGCTTCGATGGGAATTGACACGGTAATTCCATTATGAAACACGATGTCGCGTCTAAACGAATCGACAACGCGAAGTAGGTATTTATATACAGTCTCGGTATCGTCTATAACATCCTGCACAATCGAGTCATGGCCTTCTTGCACAATTCGTCGTTCGGAAATGTCATAGTGACTCTCCATCTTAAGTACGGCAAATCCTGTATTATCACCTACCGTTGACTGCGGGATATAAGCGTAAGCCTCCTTGAAGACGCTGGAGTTACTATCATTGGGACGCGCTTCTAGAAACTGCCGCTCTCTACCAAACGGCGTGGTTAACATGTGAGTTTTTGAGATGCACTCTTGAATGTACTTGTGAAAGACTTTCTGCACAGAAGGATCGTGAGCTGCAACCTTGTTCAAAAGTGTCTTACAATCTCCTTCGCTAAAGCTAAAGCCTTCTTGTGCTAGTGCATCACTCATTCGCCCTGCTTTCATGTCATAGTTACTGGCATGACGAGTCTTCTTACCGAGGTATCGTTCCATTGATTCTTTCCACTCACCAGGAGTTTTTGCATTGAGTGGGATACCAAAGATGATAGCGGCGAGCCGAGTGTGCCGACCATAAACGTCAGTGTCGTCGCGCAGTTCCTTGAGTGCTTGATGATTCTCAGACAACGCACTTACTGGCCAATCTTCGGCACTGATTTGATCGACCATTAGGAAGATGTTTCCGGGACGTGCGACAAGGCACCGCCTGTACATAGACGCTACGTCTGAGTGTTTGGGAAAGTTTTGTGCATTGTTGCCAAAGCCAAACGTATGTCTTCTAGAACTGCGGCGTCCTGTAAGAGTTCCGGCGACGTTGTAGTTAGAGAGAAAGTATGCTTCCGTCCCACGCGAGAGTAATCTAGCGTTAAGGTACGAAGAGTAGAGCTTTCCAAGCTCACGTATTTTAAGAATTGCCTTAATTGCCGGGTCACCCCCAGGATAGGCAAATTGATTTTTGGAAAGCATCTTTTGTAATGCGAGTTCTCCGGTTGAGTAGTTTTGTTCATAATCTCCCTCCGAGTTTTTCTTTGTGATTTTGACTACTTCGTAGCCAAGAGTCTTAAGACCCTCAAGCAAGGCGTACTTTCCTTGTGTAGCGTTGATGTTGATAGCGCCGCTAGAGTTGATGCCTTTGACAGCCTCATCAGGTGCATTAGCCGCACCGACAAAAACCTTTGTTCCCCACTGATTCGATGCGATAGCTAGTTGTCGCGTGACTTCTGCTTTGACGATGGCTTTTGCTTCGGCGATGCGGGTGGTATTGACGCAAATGCCACGATTACCTATGTCATAGTAGGCAGCTTGGAGAGCGTGTTCGTAGGAGTTAGTTACTCGATCAGGCACTACAAACCTTCACTTTCCAGAATTGCTTTGATAGTATCAACCTCGGCTACAATCTCATCCAACTTATGCTGTATCGCCTGAAGATAGCAAATCGGCACAACTTGCCGAAGGAACTCACAGATTTCACGGATTTTTGCTAGGTGCTCGTTCATACTTTCTTCTCCTTAAGAATTTCAGAAACTCGATGAATCATTCTTGCTGCGCTACCGCTTGTGGCAGATGAAATAGTGACATGCAAATTTGGATCGCACAAGATCGCAGCAGCTATTCTTTGACAAGATTCTTCAAAGCGCATGTTGGCTCTTGTCTGCATGTACATATCATCAGCACCTTTAAGAGTTCTTTCGTGATTCTCGTTTGTCATACTTACCTCAGTTGTGGACGTAGATTGAACTCTTCTTCTTGAGCGTCATAGATTTCTCTTGTAACACACGCATCCAGGCAATTATATCGCCTATATCTGTCCATCTTCTTAATGTGCCAGCCGTGCCCTTCGTCTTTGTAATAGGGTTCCCTAGTATATTGACGAGTCATAAACTGTAACTTATGACTAAGTTCCGGCCACAAGATATGATGGCGCAGCAGAGTGTCTTGCACATGGTCAAGTCGAATTCTAAATCCGAGCATGTTATGAAACAATGCGTCGTAGTTAAAAAAGTTCTGTCCGAGCAAGATCGGAACATTGTAATACAAGTCATCCAAGCGCCTCCACAGTTCTCGATTCTCACTCGGTTTATCACGAAAGAGTTTGAAGCTGATTCCAAATGTAGCAGAATCAGCAAGACCCATCAGCAATGGATACCCAGGATGAGGAGAATACTTAGCACTTCGGTACGTGGGATTCTCAATATCATCTGAGAGAATCTGTGCGCTTTTGAAACGCTCAAGATAAGAAAGTAACTCATCCATTTCCATATCTTGAAATTTCAACACACGCTCAGGTAATGGTTTTAAGTTACCAGTTTTTTTCCAAAACTCATACTCATCTCGTACTTTCTGTAAATCCACATAGGTAGTAATGTTCCGCTCTGTCCAATCCGCAACGCAGCGTTCAGGACCGTAGATTGGGATCATGTAATGTGAATGAGAGAGCGAGGTTGTTAATAGCGAGCCGGCATACTTCTGCAACTGCCCTGCACTCGTGCTCATACTTTTCGGCTCTCGTAACTCCGGCAAAAACCATCCTGCCGCATCTCCTACAATGAGAATAATTGGCGGAGCATTAAAAGCAAGCTCAGAATCGAGATTAGCATAAGCGTGAGAGTCATCAGTATTAGGCCGACGACTAGTGAAATAACAATCCCTTTCACTGATACCGGCTTCCGCCAACATTTTGAAGAAGACATGACCCATACCTCCTGATAAGAGAGTGCCCTTATCCGAGCCAAAGGGCTTGTCGAAGATTACCCAGATACGAGATTTCTGTGTACCGCGTGGACTGATAAATGGCACTAGTCTAGCTCCAAAGGATACTCACCAGGAAAAGCTAACTGTAGACCAAGAGGCATAAATGGTCCGAGATGAGGCTGAGAGATTATTAAATCAGCGCCTTTAGCAATAGCCCTACGCTCTTTGCTAGATAGCCTGAAACGTACTATCGAAGCAGGAGAATCGTCTGAATAACGTACTCTTGCAACGATAATAGGATAATACTCTGGCTGATCCAGAGCTATCACATGCTCGGTATAAACTTCTTTCTCTGTGAGTACAGGTGTAACTGAGTTCATTCCATCACCCTATCCTTTATATCACGAAGCCAAAACAGCATCTTCGAACTCACAGAAGCCCCGCATTCGACTCTGTGCATCATATCAAGCTCATGCGAATGTAGTTCGTCTTGATAGTCTTGAAGTATCTCTATGATACAGAGAGCTTCTTCAAGACGTTCGGCGGAAGAGAGAGTGCATTCACTTAAATCATGGTAGCTCATGCTCGTTTACCTCCAGTTTTCATTTCTCACCTCTCACAGTCGGAGCCGCAAGTGTGCTCTGGGTTGTGTGTGCAGTGCGCAGGCTGAATTTGCGCTACGACCAAGAATAGATCAGGAGTAAGAACCACGTCCCCACTTTTAAGCAGACTGGATATCGCATCTTGTATCTCCGTGTAGGAGTATGGGTACGTTTGCAGTTCCCAAAGCAGGGCGGTCGGCTTCAGAGGAGCCTGCTTGATGCACTTAAGCGCCGCAGCCGTCGCAGTCATATAGGATGGCGTTGCTGGACCATGCGTATGCGGATTATTTTCCTCGCAATCTGGACAATCGACTCCCTGCATACGATCTGTCACGTGTGGCGGCGCTGTGCCTGTGTCGCAATCGTAGCTGATAGCCGGAGCTTTTGCCGTGGGCGACTCCGACATAAGTGCGGCGTTATAAGCATCACGCACTTTTATATACTCTTCCCAGGCTTTTTCTACTTCTGGACTTGTTTTGTCTATGCTCACTCTGACACCTCGTACTCTTGAACATAATAACAATGTTTGTCCCAAAAAGGCTGTTCGTTCAACTCTTTCTCGCGCTCTTCAAGAAGTTGTACTAGAGCTTTTTCAGCCGCTTCTCCAGTAGTCCAGCCAGAGTAAAAATCATGGTCTTCGTAATGATTATACTCTACGAAAAACACTTTCATTTTACTTCTCCTTTTCTCTAAGCTCCCTCAAGAGCCTAGAGAAAAAGAGGCGAACCCGAAGGCTCGCACTCTTTCTGTACTGTCCGACTAATTCTTAATCAGATTCGTACTATGTTTTTCCGTGCAACCCGGCACGGCGCACTTAAACTGCCGCACTTCGTTACGCTTCTTACCGTTGTACTCCGTCTCCGCAAGTTCCACTTCCATCGTAGCGTTCAACAGTGGACCCTGATACTTCCACTGTGAAGGATCATCAGGATGTGTATCCGAACCTTCAAATACACCCGGCAACGTCAGATTTGCTTTCTCAGTTCCAGCGAACTCGTCTTGAATTTCTTCCATCTGCATTCCAGCAGCATGAACAAAATCAAAGATAATAAAGCCAGCCTTAGAATTCAAACCAGCGAATACACGGCGTCCGTCGTACTCCGCGCTCCCAACAATAGCAAGCTCTGCGTTCAAGCTAACAGACTGCCCGTCCTTGGATGCACGAGGACGGAAGTTCTTGACCTGAAGAGTGTACCAACCTGCTGGAACCGGCAATGCTCCAGAAAGTTCTTCTTTTTGGTAGGACATTTGAAATGCCATTTGCGTCTGCTCCTCTGCGGCGTTGCCGCGGTTAATTTTACTCCTGGCTATAAGCCTCATACAAGAATCTGGACAGTTGGTATACCTAATCGGATCATCTATAAACAGATGTTCGCCACTAGAGTAAACCATCAAGCCGCAAATCTCGCAACATATACGCTTACTTCCGTAAGATTGTCCTCTCTGTGTGACTAAATGAACAACCATTTCTACACCTTTTTTAGCGCCGCTCTTTTGGCCTTGTGTTTCGCAATCATATCCATGATGTTTGGTTTTTCTTCTCCATCCAACATCATAGTCGTAGAAGCCAGAATATCATTATTCGGCTTGCAAGTCACTTTGTAGTCTTGTCTGTTTGGTTTTGTTGCATCAACTGTGATGCGATAAACTTCGTTAAACAAACTGAGGCTGTTTTCGAGGTACTGTGGATCAGTTGTAACGAGTCCTGTGTATTTTGTTTCAGTAGCTGTGGACTCACCTTTGTCTTTTTGATCCTTCTCGTGGAAGACAAAGATGATATTAACTCCAAGGCTGCTAAACTCTGCAATAAGATACTCGACGTATCGTTGGATTCCATTTATCACGTCCCATGAATTACGAAGTTTCATGCTAGTGCTATTGCCGACACGAATTGTACGATAGAGTTTAGAGTCTTGACGAAAAATCTCCTCTTCCATCGCACGATTCATATAGGTTACAGAATCAAAGACTACGGTTGCTGGTAGAGGTAAACCTTTAGCTTTGTTTGCTTTCATTACTGAAAGATCTGTCTCTACCTGGAGCATGGTTGGTTTAGAAAGAATGTACAGATTCGGCTTTCCTTCCAGCGACTCAGCACGATCATCGAAGTCATAATATCTGATCGGTCCTGGCGCTGTAGCAGCAAGCCAACTCTTTCCAGTTTTTGGCTTTCCCAAAATAGCGATTTTGAGGCGCTCTGCGGCATGAATATCCTCAGAGCGCACACCTGCCATGTTTGTGAAAGGATTTGGTGAAGTTGCCATTAGAGTTCCTGCTCCTTTGAAAACTAGTTAAGTTCTGAAACATCAACAAGCGCAGCAAGTAACCTACCCGTCGCTCCTAAAGTTTCCCTGTAGCCGTTCAGAGTAAATTTTGCTTTGTTCAGTTGATTTCTCAGTGAGCTAATCTCCGCTTCTTGCATAATAACCCTCTCTTGCAGAGGATTCCAACAAGATGTCTCGACACTGCAAGCATCTTGACTCTGTCTTGTTTTTGAAATTTGAGCTAGTGCAGTTTTATGTTTCTTCCACTGGCTAAAGCTAATCCATTGACTAGTCTCAGCACAGTATTTTAATCTCTTTTTGTTATTGACCGCTCCTTCTTTTAGCATTTCCTGCTCCTTTGGTAGCTACTTCTTTGTTGTAGTTGTGGTTGTAGGTGCAATAGCTGGCGTCTCTGCTGCTACGGTTGCCTCATCTGCAACAAGTCTAGCCTCATCTGCGGCCGCTTTGTCATCAGAATCCTTCTCCATTCGTGCATGACCACGACACTTCAGATAGGTAATTGTTTCAGCATGTGCTGGTGTATCACCGTCTGCGGGATAGCTAGTTACAGCGGTGACAATAAAATCTCCCGCTCTCCAGCACCGCATGTGGTTTTCAAGCATGTGTGTACACTTGCTGATTTGAACTCCTGTCAACCCTGCAAGTGGCGTGTAAGTTTTTGTCGTTGTTGGCATTTACAGCTCCTTCTCCTGCTGTTAAAGTGTTGCTGGTTTAACTTCCTCAGTGTTCCACACGGGTAACTTGAGGAAGCCGTTTGAAAGAGTAGAAAGCTCGGCATCTCTTGATGCTTGGCGGCATACGTCTCTGTAGGCGCACACTTGCATATGCCAGTTTGTACAAGCGGTTGTGTTGCGTGGAACACAACCACCATTTATCCAAGTCTTAAAGTCTGCGACAAGATGCTCTACTGTGTGAATCATACGAGACTGGTAATCTAAAAGTTGCTGTGTACTCTTTCTAATCTGCACACGCTTGAACCGTTCTTGTGGTGTGTCTGTGGGTTTCTTTTGAACCAAGTTCATCAGAATCTTTGAGCAGTCACGCTTTAGAAGCTGATCTTCTGGTACAAACTGTGGAAGAATCTTTGACAATGCGTAAATGTACCCTGTCGGACCTTCCTCAGTTTCAAACTGTAACCCAGGATCGCCGCGAAAAGAACCCATTGTTTTGTGGTCCATTGGACAGATGAAGTAGCCATCGTCCACAATTAAATCCATACGACCAGCGAGATAAATCTCAATATCCTCGCTTACAAACAGTGGTACTTCGTAGTTTCTACCAAAAGAAACTTCTGTTCCAAGTACCCGGAGCTTCTCATTCAGTGGCGTCATCACCATAGCATACTGCATCAAGAGTCGTGAAAATCCTAGCACGCCTCCTACAGTCTTATACTCCTTATGCTCCGAGTGTACGTCCATATTCATTTCCTGCCACTCGGCCACAGCACGTTCAGTAGCCCACTCAGTAACATCGAAACTAGGCTCTTTGAATCGAAGGTAGTATATTTCGAGCATTTTGTGTAAGATGATACCGAAATCGAGAAACCATGCACGTTCGCGCTCACCTTCTTTGATGCCGGATTTTTTCTGATAACCTTCGACATTGGCATAAAAGAAATGCTGTGGACAGTTTCGGTAGGTTGATAGAAGATGGTTGTCTACAACTACAATGAGCTTCTGCTTCTGTTCATCGTAGCGTATCCACGGAAGCGATGTACGATTTAGAAACTCAATCAACTGACCGGAGGGTTTCATTTACTTCTCCAATTCTTGAATTAGTTTTTCAGCCTCGTTACAAAAATTGTCCGCTAGACCAGATGTTACAAAAGGTCCATTGGTTTGCAGTCTTGTAACTAGCTGAATAGCCCAAGCTAAAAGCTGAGCGATTTTCATTTTCTGAAACTGATGCATAAAATTACGCCTTTTTCAGCATCGCTGCTATTTTATCCATTGTCATTCCTTTAGCGGCCATATTCTTGAGCAGCGCCGCTAGTTGTTCTTGCGCCTTGGTCTTAGACACTGTGCGTGTCTTCTTAACTGTTGTAGTTGTGCTTGTGGATACAGTCGGCGACGCAGTAGGAAAATGTACCTTAACTCCTGCATACCTATGCATTTTTGCCGCACGTCGCTGTTCTTGTTCGGTTATCAGCAAGGACAGTATATTCCGATGATATTCAATACTTAGATCAAGCTCAAGATCAGATAGATCTACGATCTTCCGCTGTGCGAAAAGCCAATCGAGTCCGTCGATTTTAATCTCTCTAGCCTTACGCCGATAGAATGTGATCTCGCCTGTCTCCTCGTTCTTATGTTCGTAGGTTTTGGTAATCACACTCTTCGAGATTGAAATGTCACTTAGACAATTCACACAATACTGTGCATCCACGGTTGAAGCAAAATGAAAACAAAATGCTTGACCACAACGCGCACAGTGAGTCACCGACGTTGGATGTATAAGATTGAGTTCCAGACACACATCACACACTGTTGCGGTTATGTGAGACTCTTCAACTTCTTGAGCAGCGAGAGGAATATCCGTTTGCACGGCTTCTTCTGCGGATATTTCTTCTGGCTCATTAGTGGGTACAAAGTCAGGTTCCTCTGGCTCGTCTAGTCCAAAGTCATCCTCTGTACTGGAATTAAGCTCAGTCAAAACTACATCTACCTCTTCTGGCACGGTATTCTCCTTTTACACTTACTCTTGTGTCAAAACTCGCTTTGTGACATTGCTCTTCAGAGCTTCTTTAGCCCTAACCATTTCCTCCAGAGCTAGAGGGTATGCTTCTGGTATCTTTTTAGTTAAGAATAAGTGCAACAAAACTCTAACTAATGCGCTTGGACTGAGCTGCGGATAATCTATTTTGATCGCGTTGGCTTGTGCTACAAATATTCGCACAGCCGTCACAGTGGTGGAAGCGGTTCGGGTAGCCATGTCTTTCATCATACGCGCCTGTATACACGCTGTCAAGAGGCGAAAAAAGGCCGTACACACCTTTATTTTCAACGACTTAGCCCCGAATCCCGAAAATGGAAGACCCGCCCTAGGTCGAGGCGGGTCTGCCGAGTGAGCTAGTGTGAGCGTACTTATAGCACCTCCAACGTATCACCATCAGTCCACAAACTTCTTACCCAGTGTGGACTGATGATACAACCGTCTGAGGCATTGTGAGCCATTGTTGCTGTGTCGCCGTGGTTCATAAACGCGCACCGACCGAACATACGATTTGTGGGCGCGGGTTCGAGCCGCCAACACTGTGGACCGCGCTTAGGATCATTGAACGGACCTGAGAATGTGTACGTTCCTGCCGGGAGCGGACCTTGGTCAGCAATGTTCTGTGAGTGGATATCGTTAAGCAGACCCATATTGCCGCTGTAACCAAAGCCAATGAGTTCTAAATCTGTCGGTTTCACAGAGTTGTCAAGCGTAGCAGGTCCAGTGCCTGCTTCGATGGAGCGTTTGAAAAACTGGCCCCAGTAACGATCGTAGTAGTATTTCATTCAACCCTCCAACCACAAGAATAACACTTGTTATCTTCAGTGAGTGTTAGTTGACCACAAAAAGGACATTCGAGAAATTCTTCATCAGGATCAGCTAGACCTGCATCTTGAGAAGAGATGTAATCTCCTCCGTAGTGCTGCTGCTCCATCAGACGCTCTGCTTCAGCTTTGAATTGTGGCATACTGTCTCCTTATCATCTCATTTTGTTCGATGATGGTTGCAATGTCATTCATAGATACGAACGCGCCATGCGCTCGCTTGACGGTATCGGAACCTGCTATCTTATACAGATAATCTCCCATGCCGAGGAGATTCTCTGCGCCATTCTCATCTAGGACAACACGAGAATCAAAACCGCTAGGGAGCTTAAAGCATACACGTGCTGGAAAGTTTGCTTTAATGTCACCGGAAATTATCTTAACTGATGGACGTTGAGTGGCGAGAATCAAATGCACTCCCGCCGCACGGCTGATTTGTGCTATGGTTTTCAACAGAGAGTGTATCGACGGTGGACGAAGTTTCTTGTCCATTTGTGCAAGATACGCATTATCTTGGTCTAACACATCCGCTAGCTCATCGACAATAAGAATCTTGTACTTCATCGGTGTATCTTCGAGACTGTTCCATTCTCTGATGTTTCTGCAAAGTCCACTCATTTGTGTGTTTCTGAGCCGAACTTCTTCAAGTAACTGCGATAAGGCCGCACGCAGATCTGTGATGTTGTTGAGTACATACTTGACATGACCAAGTGATCTGAATAATACGAGGTCAAGGTTCTTTGTGTCCACAAGAATAAATTCAAGCTCATCTGTGCTACGAAACAAAGACAGCGAACAAATAAGCTGGGCCGTGAAAACAGATTTACCGCTGTTTGTCGAACCTGCAATGAGTAAGTGAGGTTGATCTGCCAAGTCGGCATAGAGGTACTCTCCTACTGTGGATTGACCCATTAAGAGTGGCAGTGCCATTCCACGTGTGAGTGGTGAGGTCATCATGCTGTGAAGACAGGAGTCAAAATGAATCGTTTGACGATCTGCCCGTGGAACAGAAATAGCAACCTCACCAAGAAACCGCTCGACACGAACAGATTCTACAGCAAGACTGCCAGCAAATTCTTCTTCTTTGTTTAGGATGCTAGAGAACTTAGGTTCTCCGATGGGTTTGAAGTAGAAGGTACGAACTACCGGACCTTCTACCATACGTGTGAAGAATGCGCCAAAACCTAGCACAAACAGCTTTCGAGTCAGAATCGGTACTTGACGCTGAACGAGTGGGCTGTATTGTGCTAGAATATCAGCTTGTTTTTGTGCTGCTTCGCTAGGTAACATAAGGAATATCCTCTTCATCTGCCCAAGACATAGCCTCACGTATAGCATTTTCACGGCACGAATAACGTCCAATGCCAGTATTTACTATATCAGTGTTCCAATCCATGTCTTCATAGTCTGCTAACATAACAGCAAAATAACCAGACAGGCCACAAGTTGTGCTGATGCGATAATTACGAACTCCTGGTTTTTCTTTGCTCACTTTTGGGGCCTCTCCTTCTTTCTTCCACGCATATCTTTTTTATCTGCGAAGAGAGCAAGAAACTCCTTGTTACACTCCACAGAGGCACAATGCAAAGAATCATGTTCTTGAGCTTCTACAGCATGAATAGCATGGAGAATAAGCTCAAATGCTCCAGGAACATGACGTAGCTTATTTATTGCATGACGATAGTCTTTGCCAACGGTACGAAGAGAGATACCGAGTTCTTCCGCTATCTCTCGTAGAGGCTTGAGACCTTTAGTTGGAGTGTGCGTTTTGCGTGTCATTTCTGTACCCCACTTTCTACATCAGCTCGAAAAGATGCTGATGCAAGCATTAAGCGATTTACCGGCGCGAGATATTTGAAGGCTTGTGCAAAGTTTACCTTCGCAGGGTCGAAGTGCAGGAAATAGCCGCCAGTTTGAGCAGAGAGATAGCGTAGAAGATTCATCTCTTGCTTGTTGTAGTCTG